CCTGTAGGAAGAGTATCTTTAGCTGTAAAGTTTGTAGTCTTTGTATAATTGCTCATTAGATCATCCTACCTATTAAAGCTTGAATATTAAGTTCTTGCAAAGATAACGCATTTTGATTAATAGTAGCATCCACACCTATGGTTACTACCGTTCCTGATCCCGTTGTTTTAGTCTTTGGTCTGTCTACAATAATAGACGCACTGTACTCTGAGGTAGATACGTTATATTCACTTACGTTGTAGTATGCAGTTTTACTTCCAGAGTAAATTTCAACAATTTGTTTTGTATAGGCTTGGCTATAATCATAACCCCAGTTTACAACTGCCTGTGCTCCCTGACCACCTATGAATGTAATAATAATCTCTTTAAGGATTTTAAGACGAGAGCTGTCTCCAAATGTTAAAGGATTGCTAAAGTAACTCATGTCGTAGGGTAAGCCATAGTCTTGATAGTTACTGTAAGTAGCAATACCGTTGGTATTTCCTACGTACAATAAGCCGTCCTGAGTTCTCTCAAGGGCTCTCAGGGTCGTGTCAGACCATGTAGTAACCCTATGCGCCCCGTCTTCCAAAGCAGTCCTCATATCAAAGCAATAGACGTACTTGGAGTCACTAAAGGACAGTAAGTAGAAAGCTTCCTCTGGGCTATATATAGACCGTACTGGGCTGTTGACCTGTGCTGCGTTAATGGCTAATAAATCATTACGTACATTCTTGCTAATATCCCTAACGGGCATTGACTTTTCTTGAACAGTCCTACCAAAGCTGCGTAAGCCTTCACTGGACATGAAAAGTAAGTCAGTACCTGTGGGTTGTACTGTGTCTCTCCCAATACAACCTACATTAGCAATAGTGTCCACTAAAGACATTGTTGCAGGGTCTTCCGCTCCTTGATAGATAACAATGGAGTTTTTACCAAAGATAATAAGAAATCCGTTGTGAGCAGATAAAGCTACAATCTCGTCAAGACCGTTAGGCCATACTTTATTAATGTTAATAGAGCCTGTGGAGCCTCCAGTCCATTTTGTTCCGTCTAATAAATCAGACCAATAGATTGTTGACTTATCCGTTGAGAAGTCTGCTACCCAAAGTCTGCCAAAGGCTGCTAATACTTCATTTGCCTGTGGCGGTGTACCTGCGGCGTGGGCATGTGCAGACATTTTCTCAACAGTCCCCGTGTGGGACGAGTAAACCAAAGGCTCTTGTCCGAGCTGAAATATATACAGATGGTCATTAAAATTAACCATCTTCCAGTTATTATTATTAATAGTATAACTTGCAGGGGTTGCGTCAGTAAGGGTAGTTGTGCCTGTGAATATTTTAGCATTACCTGCGGATAAGACAACATTAGCACCCGTAGGGTTAATGTACTCTTTAATACACTCCAATGACTCACTTCCTAAAGGTGTGGTGCTGGAAGTAACCGCCGTAAATCCCTTACGAGAACCTATACGTCCATATTGATCAATAACACAGTTATCCGCAATGGACGCATAGGAAGCATCCAAAGTAATCGGAGAGTCCTGTGTGTTTAAACCTCTAAACGCTGGGGCTGCAATTGTTATGTTTTGTCTTTCTTGAGCCATTGCTTAAACCGCCCTGTAGATCATTTCTTCTGGGTGCTTGTATGCGTCCAAAGCAATTGCATCGGACAAATAATTCTGAGCAAATGAAAGCATTTCACCAGAGGATCTACCTCCAGCTTCTCCACGCTCTCTGGAAGCCAATGCCAATGCCATGTGCAACACAGGCATGTGAGGTATAAAAAGCTTATCAGTGTCTGTAACTAAGTCTGGATTACGTTGGACACAGTTTACTCGTATTGTATATACGGCATTGGGTATTGGGTAAAGATCAACCTGAGTGTCTCCTTGTGTATCCACACCATTAAAATTATAAAAAGTAGGACTTGACTTTGGGGGAGTTTGGTTTAAGAAGGCATTGTCCATCCAGTGTGTATCTTTATAAGTCATAAACCCGTTGGACGTATCATTAATAACGTCAATAATCTTAACTCGGTTTCCAGAGCCTACAAGTACATAGCTAAAGATGTCTTCCGTTGTAGTAATTGTAAGGGTAGTACGCAAAGCAGACCAATCCCAAGCGTCTTCAACAAGTCTTTTAGCGTCATTAACAAGATCTCCTATTAGGAGCGAATAAGCATTTTGAGAAATAGAGCTTACTTGTTCTTCTCTGAGCCTTCTTAGAACTCCATTCACTATTTCTAAGTATGTCATTTTAAATTCCTAAGCGGGTTGTAGTCTATAAAATCAAATAATCTAGCTTTATTTAAAAGGTTTGTTTGTTGCACTAAATCCACTTGTCTAGGTTTAAATAAATCAGGGTCAAATAACTTACCACCAGCACCTCCAAACAGGCCACCGTCTCCGTCTCCGTCTCCGTCTCCGTCTCCGTCACCATCTCCTGTGCCTGTGCCTGTCCCAGTTCCGTCACCGTCTCCAGACCCATCTCCGTTACCAGAGCCGTCACCGTCGTCCACAGTACCGTCGTCATTAATCTCTTTAATAGCCTCTTCAACAGGGTCTACTGCTTCTGGAGTAGTTTCAGGTACTGGAGTAGTTTCAGGTACTGGAGTAGTTTCAGGGACTGGAGTAGTTTCAGGTACTGGAGTAGTTTCAGGGACTGGTGAATCTTCTATAGTAGCGTCATCTAAAACTTCATCAAGTGTTTCTGAAGCATCACCGCCCAGTATGTCAATAATGCTTACGTCTTCATCAACTTCCGTGTCTGCTGTAGTTTCTCCATCGATAGGCTGAAAAGTAACTTCAATGGGCTGTTCTACAACTTTATCTTCAGTTTCTCCGAGTTGCTCAAGACCTTCTAGGTAATCTATTAATTCTTGTCTTAAAGCTTCTTTTAGCTCAGGATCAGTTTCAGCTTCATAAGCTTCTTTAAGCTGTTGTGCAAGAATATCGTCGTCTTGTACTTCTATATCTGAACCGTCATCAACAACCCCAACGTCTCTAGTAATAACAGGGCCACCTTCAGTACCTCCAGCAGCCTCAGAACCTCCAGCAGCGTCAGTACCAGCCCCAGCGGTACTAGCGCCTCCGCTTTCAGCGCCACCCCCGCCACCGTCAGGAGCACTACTACTGTCCTCAGAAGTTTCTTCAGTAACTGTTTCTGTTTGTGTAAGATCTGGAGCTTCTACTTGTACCTTTACAGTATCATCAACTTCACCAACCTCTACAGGTAGTTCGTCTATTACTACTTCGTCAACTACAGTTTCTGAAGTAGGTAAAGGAGCAGTAGTAAAGTCTTCGTCACCTATGGTTTCCTCAACGGTTGAAGTTCCCATTAAGTCTGGGTCTGCGTCTAAGGATACTTCTTCTTCTTCTGTTATTACGTCTTCTGGTACTTCTTTGTCAGGATCTATTGTACCCGCTACTTCAGATATTAAATCAGTAACTGTTTCAATTTCTCCAGCAATCGTTGAAACATCTCTATAAATAGACACCACATTTGAAGCAACATCTAAAAAGTCTTTAGTTTGATCCACCGTAGCAGCAGCATCTGAAAATGTCATTACTCCATTAGCTGTCTTTACCGCACCGCCTGCGGCCTGAACCCCACCCGCTAACGCAGTAATAGCTGATGTTATTTCTCCTGTAACACCCGCTATTAAAACTGCTTCAAGAATAGCAGCAGTGACCATCCCAACTTTATCAAGAGTATCAAAAGGTTCTACAGTTTGCTTATATCCTCCTAAAGGAACGTCATCAAACTGTCCTATATTAAGCTCATACTGTGCGCCATCGGGAGAAATAACGCTTATAGGTACGCCAGCTTGTGTAGCAGCAGCCTGTAAAGCACTTGAATATTGTGATTGAACTAAACGGGTTGCAGTTACTGATACGCCTCTTTCATTACCTTTAGGGCCACCTAAGCCCTGTAAAGGAGCAAGAGATATATCTCCTAAACCTACGTCTTTATCTCCATACCACTCCGTAAGGTTTTCCCATTCTGATGCTAAATAAGAACCAAAATCACTACCTTCAGTAAACTGTCCTAAGTTATAGGTATCAGCTTTAATAACTGAAGCTAAATTCTCAGCTCCCCAATTCTCACTAAGCTGTCCTGCGGTATACGTACCGCTTATTAAACCATTGACAGCGGCAGCGCCTTTGACGTTGCCCCATTCCTGTCTAAACTGCTGTACGCGTTCTTTCTGTTCAGCAGTCCGTTCACCCTTTACACCAAAGAAAACATCAGGTCTTCTAACGTCCCACCAAGATGCAGCAGTTTCAGCGTATTGAGCATCAAGTTGTTTGTCAATTATATCCTGACCCGTTTTAACAGTTCTTTTAGGTGCTAATCTTTTACCCATTGCGATTATTCCAGAGGTCAAACAAAGTTTTAATCTTTTCTTCCACTACGTCCATACGGGACATTAGCTTGCCCAACGTGAGGACAAGCACAATGAAGCCCACAAAGATGGGCCAGATTGATCCAATAAGATCAACGTACTCCACATTATAGTTCCTTCTTTTTAGTGAACAAAGCTTGTACTGTGTCAGTCTCTACAATTCTAATAATAGTCCATACGATACTTAAAGCAGCGGCAACGGCAGGCATCCAACCCAAAAGAGTGGACACTGTGGTTGTTACGGCCAGTGCGTCTACTATGGTTTTTGCCTCAGCTTCCATTTAGCGTTTAGCCTTGCCAATAACTAACGCGCCAATCTCTAGGAGCTTGTACAGTTTACCGACAATCTTGTCGTCTTTAGGAGTAGGAGTGAGTGCTGTAATGGCACTACAGGCTGCTACAAGGGCTGTAAGGGCGTTTAAGTAGTCTAGTAGTAGCATTACCAAGGTACTCCTGATGCTTGCGTTGGGTTCTTCTGAAGGTCAATGTTAGCCTGTAGGCTTGCTTCAATAGCGTCCTTGTCAACACCGTTAGCCCAGCACCATGACAGCGCTAGTTCCTCTGTGATGTCGTCGTAAGCCACCCAGTCTGAGCTAGATGGATCTGGTGTGAAGCCAGTAGTGCCGTAGCTAGAAGCTGAGAAGTCACCGTCAGTTGCCGTAGCTCGCCAGTGGGCAACGATTACCCCATTGTCATCCAGCGTTCTTTCCATCTGGCTGATTTGCCATACTGTTGCCATGTT